CGCCCGGAGTCTTAGTTACACACACGGTGCCCCACTTGTTTGCCTCCAAGTGGGTTTTTCTGTCTTTCGCGGCTTCGTCGCATGGCACGCCCGTTGGGCACCAGAACAAATCGCTACTACCCGCCTCTCGCGGGCACGATGGCTCACTACACGAGGCCTAGGGACGACGCCTTCGCGTACATCCCCATGCCAGTATTAGCGACGCGCTCGACAATGTCGATCACGCCCGGTAAAGCGTCCGTGGCCCTGCGTATCTGCTGATCCCACCCGACGTCGCTTGAGACGCCGTGGTGTGAGTGTGACGCGATGGCCGGGTTCCCGACGTCAAAGCGCACCCTCCACTCAACACAGATGAGCATTTGCAGGTCGGCACCCGTGGGGTTCACGAATGCCATGGGCGCCCACCCGCATGGGTAAGGACGCTCATTGCTCCACGCGAGTGGTGTGACCGTATTGGGATTTGGGTCTTGGTGTAGTAGTGGCTCGAATGAGCTCACGTCGTTCATGCTCAGCGGATGAGAATCCATCTGAACGCCGCGCAGTGTCAGCTTTCCAGCTGATAACAAGCGTGGCCGAAAGAAAGACGTGATGTCCGTCTGTACCGCCTCCCAAGTGCGATGGTCGTCCGTCAAATCCAAACGTGCTGGCACTACAGCGCAGGCAATCTGTCCAGATGCCTCACTGAGCGCCTTTGGCCCCATTATCTGGACCGATATTGCCGATGGGCAACAGGTGAAGGTGGTCTGGTTGCGCGCTGCGATATGCGCGCCACCAGGGAAAGGCGAGAAGTGGAAAGCGGTGGCGGCAGTCGTCCCAATTGGGGTCGTGGCCTCCTCCGTCACCATCACGCAATTCGACCAACCTCCGGCCAGCACAGCCCCGCCCGCCGACAAAGCATCTGCACGGCGCTTGAAAGTGCCGATGAAGCCGCATCGTGAGTTGGTTTGGGTTAGAAATGACGTGCGCACAATCGTGTACGGCCCAACCGAACGTGGTAGGGCCGCATGCGCGGTCGCAAATGCATCCCACGCAAGAGGATGCAATCCGTGCGAGCGTGGCACCGAAGTCTTACCTCCGAACGGGCGCGCCGCTACGCGGCCTGTCCCTTGAGCCAACACTCGCTCGGCCAAGGCTCGGGTCACCCCCTTGCCTGTACGCCTTTTCACCGTCTTCTTCTTAAGAATCTTCTTAATCGCTTTGTTCGCCATCACGCAACGACCTGGTAACCCGTAAGGAATACGTGAAACCGGAAAGTAAGTGAGCAGACACAGTCCACCTTGGGTACTACGCTCACTGGTTTTAAGTTTTTGCTTATCAATACCACCGGTGCCAGTGGTCGACGGGCCACGCCGACTGAACCGACTCCGGATCGCTATTAGGAAGCTAAAAGCGGGGGGGCCGTCCCCCAAAAACTGCAGAAATGTGCGCCGTATCGCACTGAACCGAAGCGTGCGGCCGACCGGAAATTGAGCCAAAATGGCTCTTCGCGTCGCCGGCCGCATCCCCACTCCGGGTTGCCATTTTGTGCGTGTGCCTAGACTGCTACAAGTAGCTTAGTGTCTGTTAACCACCCGACCGTGCTAGTCGAACGGCACATCCACGGTTGGGCCCACATGTACGAAGGTAAGGCTAACCCCTCGTTCGCAGGCCGTTCCGCTTCGGGACCCTCACACACGCAATCATCCACTTTACGTCGGTGCCCCATGTCATTATAACCACCGACAACCACTGCATATGGGTAGCAGAAGCGCCCTCACCGTTCCGCCTCCCGGCGTTCCCAGGCTGTTCACCGGACTAGCCCCGGCTACTCAGGCATAAGGGTGGAATTGGGGACCAGTCCCGGCCAAGGGGAGCTATGCCAAAGCCCCCCCCGCGTCCCCTACCAGCCGCATGGATCATTGCAAAGCTGGACCAACTCATCGTACACCGGCAGCACTCCGTATTCCCCGCCCGGCCTGGTGGAAACCGGTACGGTAAGTGTACGACCCTACGGCCCTGTGTCAACAACCGTAGGTAATTATACCCCCCGAAGGGAGCACCCCATGAATGCAAATAGCTTCTTATTAAATCCCGGCAGCGGCCGGGTGTGAAACAAGATGTATTAGGCTACGCCCGCCAAGCGGCGGGCACGCTGAGGGCCAAGTCAGCACCGTGCACGTTCACGGTGCCAATATGGCACATGGTCGCCCACTCCGCGTCGGTGAATGCGCCTGCGCTCACAGTGAGCAGACGCTTCCACTTCGACGGATCTCCACACTCGAATACCGGCATGGGCACTCCTGCGCGGATCACCATGCCCGCGTCGGGCAAGTGACCTGTGCTTGCGAATATGTACTCGCGAACTTTCTCGGCTTTGACGTCAATGCCGCCGGCGTTGTCGTCATACATGGCCTGCAAGAACGCGTGCATTGGTTCAACGTGCTTGAACCCCTCCCCAAGTGTCGCCGCAAAAATGCGGATGCACGTCTTGAGCTCCATTGGTGTAACGTCCGTCGTGGTCCAAGACTTTGTGTTCAAGAACCTCGCGACCTCAGGTGTTATCACCATGTTGCCCCCGTCGTACTCGACCTTACTGTCGCACAGCAATGCCTCATACCCTACGAACCGTAAGTAGGTGTCCCCCACCAACGGTTTCCAAACCAGTTTGGGGGACCAACCCCAACGGAGGAAAAATGCCTCGACTGGACACAAGCCCGACGCCGATACCCATATCTCCTCCTCAAACCGTGCGGCGGTGTCGTCGCCTTCGAACGCCAGGCACGCCAAATAATTGTGACGCACCATTTTGCCCTTCACGAGCCTGAGCACCTTGTCACGCGCGGAGACATAAAACATCCTCCGGCCGCGGAATTTAATGAGCGAATCAAGCGCGGCGTCCACGTGGTCTGGGTCGACCAAGTAAGAAAACCATGCCACCAAGTTCTGGAAGAAATTTCCTGAACTGGTGACCCGGTCGCCACTCTCCCTCATCGTCTGCCCAAGCTTGAGCTTGAAGGTCCGGCGTTCGCCGGTGGAGTCACGGAAGGTCATCTTCCATGTAGCGCACTTGTCCCTGTCGTCGACTACACGCTCAAACAACAGGTCCCCGACGTCTTCTACTCCAATGAGGCGGGCAATGTGGCAGAAAATTTCTTGTTCGATCTGCTTAAGTTTCTCCGAGATCCCAAACTCGAAGGCTTTCAGATCGTTCTCCACAAAACGCGCGCCCGGCCTCATATCGGACATATTAGCCAAAATGGCTTCAATGCACTCTTTCTTGCCGCGCCCCTTAATGGACGCGTCCCGGAACACGTCAAATAACACGTGCTCGAACACATAAGCCACCTTCGCCAACGCATAGAGACGCTGCATCCCATGGTTGGCGATTGGCCTTGGCTTGTCCTTGCCCGACACCTCGCTCTTCGCAAAAGCCTTGATCACAGTGTCAAAGCCTACGCTGTCCCCAGTCAACGCCGCGTTCATGGCATCTTCTTCGGCCTTCATCGCGTCGGCCTGTGTCATCTTCTTCGGTAACGCGGATTTGCGGATGGTCTCAAACTCCCGCATCGCCTTCTTGACGGTCGTTGCGGTGAAGACCTTCTCCTTCATGCCTTCCACAAACCGGTCACGAGTCAAAGCCTCTGACACGTAGGGGTTGTGAACCCCGATACCAATGTTGCGCATGTCGTGCGCTGCCTGGAGGTTCTTTGGATTGTTCGAGTGGAGAAAATTTGGCGTCTTGCTGAGTTGCGGAAAACGCGCTTTCGCGGTCCGCATGCCCGTCGCAACACCACCCTCCAAACCTGGTGGTTCCGCCAACTCGGGGCGATCCCCCGGCGCGATCCTGGTGGTGCTGTGCAACACCCCGCCTTCCACATAGGCGCGCTGCTGCTCTTCCAAGATCGTAGCGTTTTCTGCCTCGGCAAGTGCTTCGGCAGGCGTCGGCTCAGCGGGGCGCGCAACGGCCCCGGCTGGTACCGGTCCAGCAGGGGCTGGCGCCCCTGCAGCTCCTGGAGCCAATGGGGCTGGTGGCCCCGTGGCTCCTCCGCCAGGCGGAT